CCTCTTTTGAGGCATCCATTGTGGCTCCGGTACGTCGGCGGATGCGGACGTCGGCATTTATCCACAAGGACTGCTATGGTATACAAGTCCTTCTGTGAAAAGGAGGGCAAGTATGCCAGTTAATGTAGAACTTGTAAGGAAGAGTGCTTCGGACAATGGGCCTGATACCACATCTGTTACTTCGATATGGAAAAGGCCGAATGATTCCGAGGAAGACATCTGGGTAGGAGATCATACTCAAATTATAGGGTATGATAACCGACACTATGATGGCTTCGCTATCAAGCACTTTCACAGGTTAGTGAAGAAGGGCTTACTATTGCCCCATACGCACTTTTGGCAGTTCCAGAGTTCTGGAACGAGTCAGGGTTCGTATGACGTTACTTCCGAGGGCCCTACCCATTGGTGGGCGTCCGACGGTTGGAACGAATTCACATCATGGTATCTGCTCTCTGAGGAGATTCTTGCAAAATACTTACCTAGGCGTTTAGACATATACGTCCAGGAAGCAGCTGCTCGAATTTCTTCAGAAGGGTACGATGCCCTGACGGCACTAGCCGAGTTTTCGGAGATTCCTCGAATGTTTCTTCAAGCAGGGAAAACCCTGCTGAAGCTTCCGTTTCGAAAGAAATGGAGACTTCTGAAACTCAAGGATGAATGGTTGTCTGGACGTTACGGATGGAGGACGTTTTTCTACGATCTAGTTCAGATCGAGGAAACGATCACCAAATGGAACGAACAGCAACGTACCCGTCACTCTAGTAGGTGTGGTAATACATATACCAACACTTACACTAGTGTCACCACGTCTGAGAAGGCACATTACACCCTCAGTCATACGACTGTGGATACTGTGGAAACTTCTCTACGCGGATCTGTGACAGCGGATATTGAAGTCCCGAAACTACAAATCAACCCTATTGCAACTGCGTGGGAATTAATACCACTCAGTTTTGTAGTAGATTGGTTTGTTAGTGTAGGGAAAGCGATAGCCGCTGCGTCCTTCGTATGGAATCAGCATGATTATGCAGCTTCTTCAGGCCTCAAACTAAAGGTTGAGCGTGAGTACTCTGTACAAATACAGAGTGTCAGGCCGTCCTTCGTTTCTGGCAATCAGGAGCAAAATGCATTTTCTACTGCTTCCATCGTTTTACGTAGTCCGTGTGCTGTACCACTTGCACCGCATCTAAAGCTGAATATTAATGCTTATAAGATCTTAGATCTATTAGCGTTAGTAGTACAGCGAATTAGGAGGTAGACATTATGGCAGCCATGACGACTGCACTCACCGAGTTTTCCACTAGTGGAAACTCACGCACGTCCACCCTTCTCAACCATACAGCTGTTAAACCTAAGCTGTTGATTGAAAAGCGGCGCGTTCCCGAGGGGAATCAAACCGTTGCTGAGTATAGCTTCAAGATTGTTGAAGCGACTACAGACGCGGCGGAGGCGATTCTCACAAACAAGGTCTCTTTCGAGGCGATCGTTCGATATCCCGTTCTGGGAGACTCGAGCGATGTGACTGCTGCTCTCTCCATCTTCTCTGACGTTGTCAGTGGAGATGAATTTGCGAACAGTGTGTCCACGCAAGAGTGGTTAACCTAGTGGTTTGGTTAAGCGCGCTGAGCGAGGTTCTACGAGTTGTACTCGAGAGTCTTGCCCGGTGTTTCCCAAAGAAGGGAAACAAACGCAAAACTAAACCATGAGGCACCCACCTAACTCGAAAGGAGGACTGCATATGCAGCCTATTAATGTGTTGTACGACATATGTCGACTATACATTCAAGACCTTGAAGGAGTTGATGCCGCGGTGTTTCGGACCGTCGATGGTTATCGGCGGGCTAGAGATGTTGCTGCGTTAACTTCTTGCTCCTCTCACTTCGATACGGCAAAGCATTCTATCGAGGATTGGAGACACCTACGGCAGATTGAAGCATTCTTCAAAAAGAATGCTCTTCTGTCCCAAACGGAGGTTTGTCACGATGCAGCCAAAGCTTCTTTCTTTGAAGCCGAAGCTGCGTGTGCTGTGACAAACCGACGTCTTAAGAACCTCGTTGGAAGAAATGCTCTGGTTGAGCATCCATTTCAAAAAGAGGTCAATAAGATGGCGCGTTACATAAGTAACGTGTTAGGTGACTTCCGATCGTTCCTAGAGCTATTACCAAGTCTAGTGAAAGTGACTCCGGGAGCCACGGCCCACTCGAATAGGAGAAACAGCTTACCTCAGATGAAAATGAGGATGAAGGTATTCGCTACGCGAAATGCCTCCAATTACGTTAGATCTCTATACCATATGTACGGTTTTAGAGATCCTCGTATGAGCTATGTTCATTCTAATCGTGTGGAGCTGGTACCGAAGAACTGGAAAACGGACCGTACTATCGCGTGCGAACCGGAAGGTAATTTACCTCTCCAACTTGCATTCGACACGTACGCCAAACGACGTTTACGTCGATTTGGTATTAATTTGTCCGACCAGTCTGCAAACCAAAGGGCCGCCAAACATGGATCAATCCATAATGACTTAGTCACCGTGGATTTCTCTAAAGCATCCGACACGATAAGCTATAATACCATTTCACTGTTATTTCCAGTTGAATGGTTTGATTATCTAAATCGGGTGCGTTCCCCAGGATATCGGGGAGTGTTTGGTGAAGGTATCTACAACAAGTTTTCCTCTATGGGAAACGGTAGTACCTTCTGTGTTGAAACTTTGGTCTTTGCTGCCGCGTGTTATGCGTGTGGGTCGAAGAATTTCCTCGTTTACGGTGACGATGTTGTCATCGAACGAGAACTATTTGACCAATACGTTGCATTAACACGATTCCTTGGATTCACCATAAATGTCGAAAAATCTTTTTCCGATGGACCCTTTAGGGAGTCCTGTGGAAAAGACTATTATGGTGGTATTGATGTGACCCCTACATACATTCGTAACATTGACCAACGCAAGGCTAGTCTTTGCCACCTGGTTAATAGTATGTTGGGAGTTGCTTTCGCTGGAGGAAAATTGGAGAGCTTTCTTAATGAATTGATCATTAAGGAGAAGCTTCCCTTAGTCCCTTACAACGAAAGTACTTTGTCTGGCGTGTGGATACATCCAGACAGGGCACGTGTCCTCGGGGTTCTGAAGAGAAGGCATCATATCGATACGTTCCGCGCTTATGTTCCAAAATGTAAGCGTAGAGCGTTCGTCGACTCTAGAGGTTACTATCTATGGTTCCTTCGAGCAAACTCTCAAGTTTTGTTCGCTGGGCCGTGGATAGATAGCTTCAATAGTCGTGATGCTTCAAATCAGACGTCATCGGTGGCCGTTTTCGATCACAAGTACGTGCGAAAACGAGTTGTTTGGCAACAGCCAAACGCTGGCATGCCTGCTCACCTGTATTGGTGGACAGAGCCGCGTTAGCCCCCTTTCCCTACGCCCTCGGGAGGAGGGGGAGTGGGTGCGCTGCATG